TCATGTCCACCAATGTTTTCTGGAACCAAGAACAATTCAAACATACGAGAATCTGGCTGTAGTGCTACAGGGTAAGTGTCTTTGGGATTGGCATAGGTTGCCTGTGCCAGTGCTTTGATGTCATCTAGGCTAGACATATCTAGCCATTTCATATTGTCTTGCATACGCTCACCTTGCCTTGTTTCATGTTCTTTATCAATTCATGTGCACCAAACTCGTATATCCTGGGTTCAGTCGCAAATAATAGATTGGCGCATTGATGTTCTACATCTGTCCATATGTGGAATAACTTTTCTACTCCAGTGCGCTTGGGTCTTGGCTTAAACGGATATCGAGTCAATGAACCGTAAATTTCATTCTTGCTAGATGTCCATCCCATCTTGCCTGGCATCTGATCAGTTATCAATCTGTTGACCACATAGCCTTCAAGGAAAGCCAGCATGGTCTCTGGGTTATATGTATAAAAGTTGTTGTACGCTGGTATACCAGTCTTGGCAACAAACCTACGCCATACACCGTCCTGATCTTCTTTCTTCAAGAATACCCAATGCATACGATGCTCGCCTGTTTTCAACAAGTGATCCATGTCTGGTGTTTTTTCTATTTCTACTTCATCAATAGTGATCATTGGTTCAGCAAAGTTTTCAGCAACCTTGCATAGCACTTGCTGATAAAATGTATAGCTCTGATATTCTTTGCATATACGCTGCCAGTCTCCGCTTTCGTAAAATGCCACCGGATCAAAGTCCAAGTAAGTCGGTGTCAAGCCAGCAGCCTCACAAAAGCCAGTTGCTTGATCCACGTCTGCGTTGTTTAGATCGTCTTTGAATTTCACAATGACTGGTCTAAAAGGAGCACGGCTTTCCATCCAGGCCTGCAATGCGATTTCGCTGTCAAGGCCGCCGCTGAAAAATACTGCTATTGGTTCTTTGTGTTTGCGTGAAATTATCTTTGTTGTGCGTATGAGCTCACCGCGGAATGTCAATCTAGGACGTACACTATGTCCAACTGTGCTAACTGTTTGTTGCCAGTCGTCGTCTCTGAATATTTTCAAAGGATCGTTATCATACCAATACTTGATATGATTGTTTTCAGTGAATTCAAATTTATCGTAAAGGTTATTCGGAGATAGCATCAAGACCCTCCGTCAATGATTTTAGTATATCAACAGAATGTCTTCCTGTTGGTTTGATCACGCACCACTGGTTAACAAATCGAACTTTTATCGGACGAGCGATAACAACACAGTCATCCCACCAGTTGCTCCAGATTTTATCAAGTCCTGGTGCGCTACCAGAAACCTTGCGCTTGATACCATCATAGATCCACTTGTTGTAGTCATTGAATGTTAACATCATGCCAGCCATATCGTTTTGTGTTGACCACTCAAGATTAGATCCTAACAGCATGTTAGATACTACATTCTTACCTCTGTAGGGTTTCAGCACCCATGTGCGTATACCGCCAATTGACAGCAATGCTTGTTCGGTTTTCTCTACACAACTGACACCTACCACTTCTTCCTGATCATTTATCAGTATAGCAATTTCACCTTTATCAGCAGTCCAGCGTTTCTTGTTTTCAATGTTCCACAGCAAGCCTGATTCTGAATCAAGTCCCATGTTCTTGCTTGCCGGAATTTTTGGGTTATCAAGGATGATTTGCTGTACGAATCGAACCAGCAAATTGTACAAGGCAGGATCAATGGTATCACTTGACGTAGTAACTATTTTCATACTGCTATTTATGTTGGTATATAATTGCCTAGTCATCCACCCGCATCATTAGATGTAATCGGCTATCATCACCACCATTGAATGCTGTATGCAATCTTTTGGTATCTGCATACCAAATATGCCCGTCAGCTTCCATGTGTATTAGTCGCTGTTCATTGACGAAAAGGAAATATGATTTTGGATTGGTGTGTATTACGATGTGTAGTGTACGATGAAAGTCTTGATGTACGCTGTAGCATTTACGTGGAGTTAGTCGGGCAATACGAGTCCTGCTTACTTTGTATGGTAAGTTCCTTATAAATGATTCCCACCAGGTACCTTTCAACTTTGGATGCATCTCATCAAATTTTGAAAGGTCTTCGCCTCCAGGTATTGCACCTGTTCCTTCATACCAATCATCTATTCCGCCTGTTTGTAAGCATACCTGGTTGCGATCATCAAACGGAACATCGGTCAGCAGGCTCCATGTTTCGGCACGAAGCCTTGTAAGGTCTACAGTCTGTTCCAACTTACGGAACAGGAATATCTCTTCATTTTTTAGGCTCAAATAAGACATTGGTTATCCTAAAATCTCTATTGTCATTTTCATCTAATGTCCAGGCTATTACTTCAGCAACACTAGCCGGAGACATTTTGGCAGCTTCAACATTTGCACCCATTTCAGTTCCTTCTACCCAGCCTGGTCGCAACAACACAATATTAGGATAAGGCGAGCTTGCTTGCAACTGCTTGACTCCTGCATCCAATGCAATTTTATGTATTTGATATAGATTAGAAAAGTTTCTGTACATTTCAGTGATATGGCTTCCTAGTACCACTATAGTTTTATCTTTCCTGCCTCGCCATTTTGACCAAATTCGATATAACATTTCCACGTTGGCAAATCCGGCATTTGCCACAATCATTACTGTGTTATACTGGTCTAGCGCATTTACCACACGTTCTCTGGCAGTAGCCTGCTCCATGTCAAAATTTCCGTCTGATCGACTGAGCCCAGAAACCTGATGGCCATCTGCTTTCATTTTTTCAGATATAGCTTTACCTAGTGCGCCGTTGTGTCCTAATATCAATATTTTTCGCATTACTTTGTTCCTATCAACATGAATCGAGTGTAGCCGCTGCCTGCATCTGTTTTATAAGCGCCTGAATACACTATGTTGCCGAGTCCGGACTGTTGTTCAAACTCTTGTAAATCTTTGCTACATCTAATGTGTTCCTTGCACGAGAAGAAATCGTTGCCTTGTAACACAACTGTAGTTCCTGCTGGAATACGATCGAACCATCTATCGTATGTATCCTGATCAACATGTTCACAGCTGGTATTGATTACCACAGTGGGCGCATGATCGTAATGCCATTCATCCATGCTTGAAGTAAATGCTTTGAATCTCCATTGATTCATTTCATTTGCTTTGTTCATATGATCTGCTACAGGCTCACATTCAGGATCAATGTCAATGCTACGTATGAACTTGATAGGAAATGCGGCAGAATCAAATAGCATCACAGACAGTGACCCGTACCATCCGCCGAAGATGTGTATCACTTGTGATTCAGATCCTTTAAGGATCACGTCATTGAGTTGATCAACAAGCCATGCTTTGCTTTCAATCTGACCTCGCCAGAAGCAATCTAGTATGCGCTGTGTCTTATCTGGAAATTGCCTAAGTGTATCAGCAATCCACAGTATGCTTTCATTGCTGAAATGTTTGTTCATATCGTTCTTTCAACCAGGCGTAATCATTGATCATTTCAATTGTACTGTTGCTCAGTCCGTATTCTTTTCCTGCGTTGGCTCCAGCAAGTATTGCCCTACTATATTCACCGGTAGCAGTTGTGGTCCAGATGTTTAGTTTTTCTTCAGACACGGTGACACTACCATGTGATAGTTTTGCACATTCTCTAAAAGCGCCTCGCCAGGCAGTCCAGTTACTGGCAGCAAATCTGTTTTCGCATGCTACCCAATCAAGTGGCATAATGCAAGAAGAGATACCAGTGGTTACATCCACAGAGCCTACATGATCCAGAGTCAACTGCTTGGGCAACAGCTTGAGTCCGCCGTTACCGTATTTTAGTCCGTTGTAGGGATTGATACTGCTCCAAACAAATACACAATCAGATATTTCTTTATTGTTGTATGGGTATGGCAGATAGATAGTATCAAACCATTCAGCAGTAAAGTTCCAATCATCGTGTATCCATGCATCGCCATCCACTACAAAGAAAGAGCTGGTAGAGCTTTGTTGTGCTGCCGCCTGATGTGCCTGTAGTATGCCTTTGACCCCGTGTATCCTTCTTGCACCAGGTGCAAATTTCAACAGGCGTTGCCAATTGACTTCTGCATCTGGTTCGTCATAACTGATAAAGAATATATCATACATCAGAAGCCATCCACACCTTGTATGACTTGATCTTCTTTAATCATTGGTCCTAGTCTGTTGGGATTGATGTAGCTTTCTTTGAAGAATCTTGAACCATTCTCATCAAGCTCGGCAATTGACAAGTTTGCTTTGGTGCGTAGCTCTGTGCCAAGAAATTTAATATCATTCTTTAGTGTTTCAATATTCCATTGCCAACCTGTGGCTTTGCAGATTTCTTTGCCACCTGCAAAATCAGGTTGAACTGTATTGAACCAATGTTCATCGTGCCATTCAAAGTCACGCACATCAACGTAGTTGAATGTCTTATCAAACAATGTACGCATGGTACCAAGCCGTGCTCCATACATGGCCCATAGACCGTTTTCGGCATCAGCACCAACACTCTGCCAGACCAAAAGTCTACGCAGATTCTTGGGATGCACACGCTGTCGCAGTTCGCCTACGCTGACAGGTATGCCGCCAGCTAGACACATCTTGACTCCTTCTCTGAATCCGGCACGGAAGGCTTGATATGCGCTGCCATTGTTGTATGTCCAGCAGTACACATTGTTCATCTGGTGGTAGTGTATATCCCAACAGAAGTCTACTTGTGCGCTGGCAGCTTCGGCGGCTTCGTGTGTTTTCATGCTCATCACCACACTCTTAGGCCAGAGTTTGATACCGCCATTGCCATATATGAGCCCATTGACTGCATTCTTGCCTGCCCAGCTGATTACATCAGTGGGTCCAACTTTGCTCATGTCCAGTTCAATGTTGAAGAAGTCGTCCCATACCACATTGTCTGCATCTATGGTGATGAATCGTTCAGTGTCACTGAGTGCGGCAGCGGCTTTGTGACAAGCATCGCTCCCCTTGACTCCATGACTGCGTTTGGCCCATGGAGCCTTGGTCAAGAGATCGGCAAAATTTGCATCAGCATTGGGTTCATCGTAGCTGATAAACACGATGTCAAATTCATTAATTGGAGTTAACATACTCAGAGTCCTTCATGTATATCTTAATATACTGGTTACTTGTCAAAAAGTCAAGATTATCAAAGTCTAATCCTTTAAGATGTCCTGTGTCAATTCTGAATGACTTTTTGCTTGAAATCATATCAATTGGTATGTTGATATTGCCAATCAATGCATCTGGGTGCTCACGCTGTGTGATCCAAATTTTAATGTTTGATTGGATGTTGTAGTTTGCTGGATCATTTATTGTGCTATCACATATCAGATGCTCACCGTGCATGCGGAAGTTAAGATGCGCATAGTCTTCTGACCGAGATGCAGGGATCACTCTTGTGCGATTGACACGTACCACTCGTTCAATTTGATTTTCTTGCCAAGTCCACGAGTAGGTACAGAAATTCTTATGGCTAATGACTTCGATATCGTCAAGATTGCACTCGGCCAGCCAGTCTGCTTTTTCTTCCATCAACTCATCATTGGTAATGTCAAATTCAAATGAGTGTTTGGCCAACAGATATCCAGTGTTCTTATCTCTAATAAAGAACTTGATTGCCTGGCGCTGGCTGTGGGCAATCTGATCTTCATTGCCTTTTCTAAACATGTTGATAAATGCATCGTGGTTTACAATCAATTCGCATTTCTTTTGATTCTTATAGAAGCTGAGTGCAAACTGGCTGGAGATATCATGTTCTGCCACATAATCAATAAACTGTAGCTCATGCGTTTCGCCCAATAGGTTCCCCCATTCGGTGATATGCATCAATCTTTTTACTTCTTGCTCCGGGTCATACCCTATCAGATATTCTTTGATTGCAACATCGCCGCTGAGCAGTTCGATACACACATCTGATTCCGATACAATGAAGTTTCCTTCGTCGCTGTGAGAATTTGGTGCAATGCCTGTTATTTTTCCTGTGACACTATCATACCATATGCTAAATTTTTCCACAGCATTCCTAGGGCGAAACAAAAAAGAAATATCTACATCGTCGGTCACAGGCTTATTTTTTCTAGCCATGCTTCAACCTTTGCTATATAGTCACCACTCAAATAAACTAGTCCTTGCTGTCTAAAATTTTCTACTCGTATGTGCGGAGTATCTTTGGTAACCCACCAGATATCAAGCCAGTTGTACCAATCTTTGCTGACCCAGTTGCTGTCTCGAGCAAAATCTCTTCTGCTAAAATTGCGATAGTTGAGTATGTCTGTTTTAGAACATTCATCGTCGTTTGTTTGGCATACAAAGCTAATGACATTGTCTAGTGTCAGTTCTTTCATTGCACCGTCGCTTATTTCTCTACCAATGCTTTGCCAAGCAAGTGAGTATTCTTCAAGGGCTTTGAAAAATGATCTAGACATGTCGTCCTTGTTAAGGAACAGGCACTTGGTACTGATAATGGGCCAGCCATGCTTGGACATTGACTTTTGCGCATTCCATGTCAATGCCGTATCCACATTGTGCTCTCTAAAGTCTAACACACTCTTAGAGATGTATACTCCAGATGTCAAATTACGTGTAACAGCATTATGTATTGGAGTAAATGAAAAAAGATTTTCATCAAGGTACAGTATGCTATCTCCCTGTATCAAAGGCAGCGTTTTAGCCAGGAAGCTGACAGCATTGTCATTTTCTTCTCTTGCTTCATATATGTGATCAAATAGTTTTATGTTAACGCCAAGGTCTTTTGCTGAACCACTCAGCACTAGATTGATTGTGCAATCTTTATTCAGCAGTCTCAGCAGTCGCGTGTTGGCTTCAACTGCACGATATCGATCTTTGATGTTTTCTCCATTGATGACAAACGCAATGTTTAGCATACTGCCTCCATGGCCTTTTCCCAATGTCGCAACAGTCCTCGTTTGTTCATGAAGTGTACGTTTTCATCCTGTATCCTGACTGCAAGATTTTTCCAGTTCTCATGACGATCGTTGCTTAGAAACAACCAACCATTTTTGTCTGCGGCGGCAAGATCATCTTTACCATCCATGTAACGCATTGGCTGGTTGGAAATACGAGATGCCCACTCTTCGCCTGTTTGTCCTGCAAGCAGATGGCAAGCAATACTTACAGCATAGTCGGTGCGGAATAAGGCTCCCGGAAACTTGTAGGTGAACTTGTAGAATTCATAGTTCTCTTTAACATGTTCCCACAGATCAAAGAATAGCTGTGCATGTTCATCTTGCTGCCAGTATACTGCTGTACTCCACCACATCTTGATGCCAAGAGGATGTAGGTGCTGTTCATAATGGTGAGGAGGAAGGCCGCGCAAGTCCATTGCTTCGCCAAACATCGCAACGCTGGAATCAGTGCCAAAAATATGGTCGAGATTGTTGTTACCAATGATGTAGTCTACATCTATCAGCAGGCTTCGCTTGAAAGGAGTTTTGTGGAATACTGAATGCTTGTTGGTGTTAGAGAACTGAGCCTGGAATTGATTCCAAGGACTATCGTAGTGTGTACGAATATTCTTTTCGTGTGCAACATCTTCCACAATGATGTGATCAAATGCCCGCAGAACAAGATCTCTTGGCAAACTCTGTTGCATCCAATCCAGCGTGCCTTTATCGGTCATCAATGCCACCTGGTTATTCATCATGTGTTTCTTTGCACTTAATGCTGCCAATAAAGCCAAACGGATGTAGTCTATTTGCTCATTGTTGTAGGCAAACATGAGGATACCAGTATCCTCATGCGGCTGTGCTTGAGGATTCTGATTGGTCATTGATTGTCTCTGTTTTTTCTACTTCTTGCGGAATGTCTACTATTTTTTCAATGGTTCTAGCACGTTTGATTTTTTCATTTTCAGCGTGTAGAAGATTCATTGCTTTGGCATGTCCATCAACCATTTTCCTGTGCAGTGATGGAATGTCTTTGACCAGTATTGGTTGATCGTTGGAATCGTTAAGAACGTATTGTTCTGTTCCGTTTCTAATGAGGTAATCTAACCAGAGTATTAGCTGTTCTGTTGAACGGAACATACCACCTGAATCGCTTACCAGCTGGATTGCTTCAGCTCGTAAACGTATGTTCTTTTTATGGGTAGCAAGAGTTAGCCGGTAGTTGCTATACTCAATGGCTTCTTTGAGTCTTTGGTCCATGTGTCCTCACGATGATTTATATACGCAGTTATTTATCGCTACGTAATCACCAGGTGAGTATCATGATCCTATAAATTCACCAATCAAGTTAAGTTCTGGCTCTGGGATGATCAATGTGGTGCTGGGGCGCGAGTTATCAACTGGCTTGCGCCTACTGATAAAGCATCGGGTGGTTCCATTTACAACTTTTTCGCCAACTGCATTGTTTGTGTTGTCTAATACAACTCTGAATCGTACCACGTTTTTCGGAGTTCCAACCAGCTTGCTGTATATGCGCATGTAAAGTGGATCTCCATAGCCGCCATAACCACCATAGCCTCCGTATCCGCCATAGCAGCCATATCCGCCATATCCGCCATATCCGCCATAGCATCCACCTGTTTGTATTGTTCCAACCAGCTGATATGAATCACTGGTTAACTGTACAAAAGGCACATTGCCATTGGTATAATGTGCAACGCCGCTAATGCTTAATCCATTAACCCCGTATGATACAATGCCGGCCCTGTAGAACATGTATTGCCAGTCTCTATAGCCTTGCCCGGCGCCATTTCCTGCCATTTCAAAATCCATACGTATAGTGGATCCTGAATTGAAAAAGTGTCTAGCTTCATCGTAATTGGGAAAAATAGCATCAAATGTCAGCACGACTTGGTTGCGCCAATTGGTAGTGCGCGATGCTGTGCCAATTTGTAAAATAGATGCACGTGCTGGACTCAGTGTGTTTGGCACTGTGAGCACATTGGTAGCATAATCATTGATAGCATTATAGTATGCTGTAAGGATCTTTTGATTCTCTGGCAACTGCCTGTCCAATTCAACATTGGCTAATCCTGTGTTTTCTACAGCAATGTTAAGACGATCAATCAACTGGTTGAAAGACTGCGCGGTGATTTTGTCACCTACATCTTTGTTTGTTGTGTTACCGCCGCCCCAGCCGTATTTCAATCGTGTTCGTACCGCTGGGTCCGTGCTGGGCCCTTGGTTACGAAAAAGATCCGCATAGACCTTGTCTACTTTAAGTCTGGCGTCATCGTGTAACTGAGCCAGTATCTTGTCGCCTTTGAGCGCCATAGTTACCTAACTCCAATAGTTGCTTCAACCTTGCCTTCTCCAGATGAATCTTTGTTTCCTAATGCTCTACCAAATACAGCATCAGGATCATCACCTGTTTTCATTGAACGTGCAACGCCTGCAAGTTCGCTGGATACCAGCTTGTCACCTTTTTTAACTTCACCAATCACACGTACAGGTATACGACCTTTAAGTGCAACTGGTACTCTGGTTTCGTTTATGCCAATCCTACTACCAATCAGCAATGCTGGATCAGTTGATACAACACCAAATATATCTGCATCTGCATCAGTTGTTACAACAGTTACTTCAGACTCGCCGCCAATCTTGATCAGTGTGCCGGCCATGTAGTTCTTGTCACTGCGATACATTTCTGCCAAGTCAGCAAACTCTGCTTCAACAGCAATACCACGGAACTTGAAGCCTGTGCGATTTGTCAGCTGTAGGCCTTTGCCAATCTGTGGGAATTCTGCTGTCAGTAGGCCAACAGTATCTTCTAGCTTTTCATCTGGATGTGGAGTATATGGTCCTTCTCCTGAGAAGATTGCCATCAGCTCGCCGCTCATGATGACTTTAATAGCATCATGCAGGATGGAATTCACGTCCTTGATGCGCACAAATTTAATTGTGGTTGCGCCGCTTGGAAAGCCAACTGGTTGATGCTTGGAACCATCCCAGATCCACAACTGCTTGATATCAGTCTGATACCAGAAGTCGCCTACCCTGCGGGTGTTTCCAGTTGGTTGGTTGATCTGCGCTACCAACTGTCCTAGTTCTTTCCAGTTGCCCTGTGAATCGTATACCGAAATACGATTGGTAACTGGATTAAACCATAACTGTCCGGCGATAGGATTTCCAGGAGCTGACGCTGAACTAAAATGTTCCATCATGTGAACCAGGTCTTCAGCGACAATTTCACCGTATCCAGCAAAATTCTTACCTAACAGCTTGATAGATGTACTAGTATCTAGGTCACCATCTGGAATGGTTACTAGTAATGTGCCATTGCTTTTGTTAATGTCGTAAGCCATATGTTATTTCCTCGTTCTCTTATTTAATCAACCTGCACGTATACGCAAGGTGTATATAACTTGCAACAAGCGGTTAGCACTTTTTTGTACTGGGTGGAAGATCACATGTGTGATCAACAACCCTGTACCCAGCGAACCAGATGCGCTTTTTATCTTTAGCCCTAGCTCGTCAAATACGAAAGAACCTTCCATATTTGTAGCAGTATCTTGTACATCTTGCGATGTGCCAGCTAGATTAAACGTAGTGTCACCTGTAATTGGCTCATCATAGTCAATGGTACAAGTTACTATCAAATCAGTGTAGTTCAAGCCATTTACGTGTGTTACGTTTGTCTTGTTTAGATTTGGGTCAGTGTTGTTGACAAAATCATCTTCGTCAACGACTTTGAAAAAAGTAGCATTATAAAGCTGTTCGGCTTGCCCATTGACATTAGGAGGACGATAGCTAACAGCACCAGTGCTATCGATTACTGTTCCACCGTTGCCAAAATGCATTTCGGATACAAAATACCCGGTTGTAAAGTTACCTGCCAACAGGTTAGCAATAGCAACGGAAATGTTTTCAAAGTTAACGGCATTGCGCTTGTTCACAAAGACTTCACCAGAATCTGGATCCCAGATCTTAATGTGTCCTTCAACTAGCGCATCCAAAGTGTCTTTTATCATGCTAAATCCTCTATCTCATATTTATGTGTTGATTACCGTTGTACTTAATCATTTTTTACGCTGGAACAAAATAGCCGCGTCCTTCTTTCAAGAAAACTGCTTCTCGGGTGGTGCTGTTCAACAATGTTAGCGTTTCTTCGTTCCATTGCGGATACAGCGCATTTTGCCAGTTTTTCAGCTCACTAGGTGTAGGAACTTGGTTTTGCTGTCCACCATCGTACACCCTACGACCAACAGTTTGAGGTAGTACAGGTGTTCCTAGTGTACCACGTACCAGTCGCTTGATTGTGTTTCCGTCAATTTCCCAGAACTCAACACGCTCACGAGCGAGCCATACTACTCCTGGCTTGCCGTTTACTGGATCTGGTCGGGTCAATACCGATGCATCATCTAGCTGTATTTCAGTGGCAGTTTCATTTGCTGTTGCTGTGACTGTAGTAGATGCCGCGTTGTTGTATCTGTAAACTGTTGTTCCGCCCAGGATATCCATATGATATCTCCAGGCCACTGTGCTGTTATTTACAATCCTGCCGCTGGCATTGTTTATCACACGTATTTCCACGCTTTCGCCTGGGCTCAACGCTACCATTTCTTCTGGCCAACGATCCCATTCAGGCTGATAGAAAGCATTACCATCTACGATTGCCTGTAGTGCTTCCGGCTGTACACCAAAGCTATGCCCTGCAATGATTGTGTCAATCAATGCTTCGTAGCCTGGCTGTTCCATATCCCACAGATAGTTTTTCATGCGAGACACACGCTCGCCAGTTGCTGGTAGTAATCCTTCTGCTGTGAAGTCAAAATCCCAAGGATTACGATCCCACCCTTCCTGCAAATGCCCAAACGGATGTCCGTCAATGTAGTAGCCTTGCCATGTTTGATCACCATGGCGGCCATAACGCATGACAATTTTACCAGTGTGTGAATCTTCAAACGACACTTCAACATTGTCTTTGATCTGATCTACTTCGGTTTGATTCAATATCTTTGTATGGTATGGCTTGACTTCATTGATGAAGTCTGTCAGAACATTGTCGTCGTTACGCAAATACTCCTTGCGGAAATATGCCGTTGCTGCCAGTGGTTCAGTGCTGACTCGCTCAACGTCAACATAGCTGGACTTTCTGATCCAATGACAAGATGGATTCTGGCGCAGTACTTCTTTTGCCAATGCAAAGAAAACAACATTGTAATGCACTTGAGCTGAATCAACAAACACATCTTCTCTAAGAGCTGTTATGATTTCAAACAGCTCTACAAAAGGATAGGCATCCCATCGCAGGCTATCCCATGGACTCGCATCCCATAAATCCTGCGCCTTGGCCAGATCAAATAATTTCTTGCTCAAGTGTATAGTGCCGTTTTCCTGGAATACCAGCTTCCAGCCATCTACTGATTTTTCCCAGACATTTTTAAGTTGTTGTTCGCCTAGCAATACTTCTACATAGTCCCCGACTTTTGCTGTGCTATAATTGTATAACTCGGTTCCTGTAGTCAATACTGCTACTGGAATCTTGTTGCTATCAAAACTAGAATCTGCGTAGTCAACATAATCCCAGTAGGTAGAAATATCATATGAGAAAGACGGGTCGTTGGTTGCAATGACTCTGCTCAGTCTGTTGTTCCATCCAACAATGGATGTTACATTTACTTTGGCTAATTCTCTATTGGCAACATTTACAAATATACGAATAGCTTCAATACGATCATTTAACCAGCTTTGCTGTGTTGGTCGTATTTCGTTGCCATAACGATTGTACTTGTGCCTGCTGTAATCAGGAACACTCTTTCCTTGTATCTCTGAAATCTTGTCTGCTTCAACTAAGCGGAAATCCCAGAGACGCTGCCATGGTTGTGAAGCAAACGCAACAAAACTACCATCTTCAAATGCCACATCAGATGCCAGGAAGTCTCTAAATGCACGATAGTAATTTCCGTCGTATCTTACAACTGCACCACGGCCATAGTTGGTTCCAATTTGATAATTGCTCACGTCATAGATAGTTTCTGACTGATCTTCGCCAATGATACTGTCTCGCATGCGGATATGCAACCAATCAGACACTGTGGATGTGATGTCATTTTCTTTCATCAACAACCACTGGTCATGTGAGTCACTATTGCCATCAGTTTCGATTCGTAGCACAGCACCTTTTTTACCCAGTAACTTGCCTACACCGCTCAACAATATGGCATTTTTCTGCAATCCAGCAAACCACATCGCACCGCTCACACGTGGATTGCCAACAACCGATGCAATCTGTGTCACATTGAATTTGTTTGATGTCAGCGGAATGCCCGCAGTTGCACGGGTGTAAACCTGTGCCGATGAAATGCTTGTGGATTTTTGTGCTACTGATTGGATATTGGTTCTTGTTGAATATGTGCGATCCATACCCGATACCCAGAAATAGTAGAACGTGCGTAGCACACCCTTCTTGTCTTTTTCTTCACGCTCGCACCAGAAGTATTTGTTTTCTCCGTTGACTGTTTTATGATAAGGTGTACCAGTAACTGATTCAAAGTCAACCAAGAATCCAGTACGTGCTGACTCAACCCATTGTGCAGGAGGGATGACGCTTTTTACCCATTCATATATTTGTACTGTGCTACCTGGGAACTGTTTGCCCCACTGGAATGCTTTTTCTCTAGTCCTGCCTTGATAATAATCATAGTAACGTACAGCACTCAGATCCCACCACACTTCGCCCTGATGTTCGTCAAACCATGCAAATCGAGGACGTACACTATACCCTTCCTGATCCTCTAGGTCTGCATTGGTATAGCTGGCAGGGTCATCATGTTCTTTCCAGTTTATAAATGTGTCTACGTATGCTGGTAATACCCCAGCTGCTGGATCATATGGATTTAGTGTTGCCAGCACAGTATTTGTTTCGTAGTCAACGATTTCAACATTGGTAATACGACTGTGGTCAACAATGTCGCCTAGTGCTCGATCAAATATAAACGGAATGTGATTGAATGTGCCAGCACGTTTACCAAATGAGTTCACAGTATCCAGCAATGCTATCGCATCTGAATCGCGCTTGAGCCTGGATGCATATCCCATTGCTACCATCATTAGTTCTCTCGACGAGAATGGCTTTATGCCTATCATGTGGTATTCAACTAATGGATTTCCGTCGGCATCTTCAGTATCATTTTGCAATGCAAACATACCTGTACCGTTGTAATCCAATAGCACATTCCTGTTGGCATAGATTTTTCCTCTAAAGAACCAGGAGTCTTGTGCAAACAAATACTGATAATCAGTATACGACCAGATTTTCTTTGCAATCTTAGCAAGGTCTAATGTAGTAGCCGAACCGTTGGTTGTTGAATCAACTTCAGCAACAAATGCAATGCACTCGTCGGCAAACATGGTATTGATTGCTGCCGCGGCCAGTGTGCCGCTGGTGTAAATTTTTTCTGCTAATACCCATGCACAGTCATTGAACTGACGGAATATGATTCCGTTCAATGCTTCTGCTACAGTAATTGATGGAAGGTCTGTTGGCAATACTGTTGGCCCAGTCACATTCAATGCTGCCAAGCTGACTGGACAGGTGTCCGTCAATGCAAGGGTGCCAGCATCCAGTTTCATGAATGTGGCAAGCAATATACCGATTGCAAACAACCATGGCATATTTTCTTCGCCACTTGCTTGCCACTGATGTAGCACATTGTCAGCATTAAAATCGTAGAATACCAAGCCTCTGTTGTCAGATGGAATATCATTGTTTGTGAATAAAGAATAATTTCCCTTATAGGTATACGCACTGGGCTCGTTAACACGATCATCAATATAAGCCATCTGACCATTGGCCCATTCGTAGCCTGGATCCAATATACTGGCATTCATTTCGTCTACTGTGTAGAAATGAGTGTGTTTGACTACAAAAAGTTTTCCGTCTGCAGATGTGTTTCCAGGTGGAAATTCTGGAACAACAAAGTCTAGAGGATTATATTTCAACTCAAAGAAGAATGATTCTGTATCTCTGATGGTGGTTACTTTGTAGTATCCGTTGACATCTTTCTTCTCTGTGCTTAGTATCAGTACCCAGTCTCCAACTGACAAGTTATGCTTGACGCCTGGAAGCATTTCACATAATGGATGATAAGGATCGTCAAACGTGCCAGCGCATAGTTCTTTGATACCAAGATTCTTATCCATGGTTTGTAGCACAGTCCAGTCTTTAACATCATTGGACTCTGGTGTTTTGTTTGCTAACCAAATGCTTGGCAAATA